TCCCCGTGTTATCAGCCTCATCGATGATGATGACTTTGTGTTTAGAAGATCCCGTAAGTGAAACGGTCGAAGCAAAGTTTTTTGCCTGGTTCCGTACAGTATCCAAGAAACGTCCTTCGTCGGATCCGTTGATGACATAAAAATCTGCTCCCAGTTCGTTACATAGTGCCTTTGCGATAGTTGTTTTACCAATACCAGGAGGTCCAGCAAGAAGAAGATTTGGAATCTCTCCTTTCTCAACGAACTCCTTAAATGTTTTTTTAGTTTCATCAGGAAGAATGCAGTCATCAATCACTTGAGGACGATATCGTTCCACAAAAAGAAAATCACTTGTCATAATTTAGACCCAAGAAGGTTTGCGTTCGGGCATACGAAGATAATTGGATGCAACCCAGGATTTAGATGCAATATATCTTTTGTATGCCTCAAATGTATCAATAGTATTATCATATTTCCATTCATCGGGCATAGCACGAGCAAATGGAGTTACATTTGTCAGTTTTCCTTTGGGAAACAAATAATATGCTTCCAAAAGAGTATTATAGCACGAATGAGTCTTACCGTAACGGACGGAATATTCATCACAAAGATTCATTCCCCACTTAATCAACCAATAAGCATTGTCGATTGTTTTTGCTGCCCACTGAGTACAAGGGTGATTACGAAAAGCACCTTTTTCAGTTGCGTAGGGATTGCCATCTGCTTTATGAACTGGACCATAATTGTGATACCACTTAGATGCTACGATGGATAACATCTGGCAACACTCAAGTGGCATTTTAACTATGTGTTTGTCAGGAAGACAAATAGCACTTTCAGCAGGAAATTGGTTTGTAACAAAAATATTCATCCAAATGTAGAATCAGGTTCCAGAGCAATATAATAGCAGAGATCGTGGTTCTTAGAAGTAAATCGTGATAAAAGTTTTTGTGACACAACTACTTCATAAGTTCCAGGAAGAATCTTAATATTCTCTACTTTGAAGTTGAAAACAAACTCAGAATTTGTTTCACCAACAACAATTGAAAAATCATTTGAAGTGTCATTCTTTTTGTCACGAACAACCAGTTTCACAACACCTGCTTCACCAACAGCAGAAATATCTGGAAGTTGATAGACTGCAGCAGCTTTCAAAAGTTTGTCAAGTTGCTCAGTGCTTAACTCAAAACAAACATCTTCACTAGGAAGATTAATTGCTTTATCTGGAGGGGTAATGATTACATTGGGATCAGCAAAGAAATACTTAGAACGGGACTTTCCTTCTTTGATGACTACATATCCATCATTACCAAAATCCAGTTCTGGTGTTTTGTGTAGATTCAATCCGTTAAGAAATTGGTTCAAATCATAGATACCAAAGTCTTTAGAAAACTCTTCTGAAATGGTTGCCTCTGCAAGAATATTCTTCATCACACTGATTGTGCGAAGTTTATTTCCCTGCTTAAAAAGAATGGATTGATTGATTGAAGAAAAGTTTTTTAGAACAGAGAGAGTCTTATCAGAAAGTTTCATAGTTTGATTTCGCAGTTTCATTATTAAATCCAGCAAAGTTGTAAAGAAGAATGCCGTAATGAATAATCTTCAATGCATCAAGTTTAGACATTCCATCTTTTTTACCAAAACGAGAAGAATACTTGATTAGATTATCTCGACAAAAGGGAACACCATCACCAATAGCATCAATAATATCAAGAACTTGAACTTTTGAATTCTCCGATGCATAATGAGAATTGTAAGTGCTCTTGATATAGTCTTCAACTGCTTTCAGTGTTTTATTTTCACCGAACTTCCAGAAGTTATTATCTGATACCTTAACACTAAAGGTGGGGGAAGAATTGAAAGAAATATGATCTTCTCCAAGTCCTCCAGGAAGATGTGAACCGGTAAAAGTAATAGTGTCTGAGGAATAATAAGGATTTCCAGTCAAACTAATACCATCATTTTCCCAAAAGTCTTGATTGGGAGTTGAACTTTCATAAGTGCTTTCAAAATTTTCGGACATAGATTTCATAGTAAAAAACAAAAAGAGGAGGCACGTTTACCTCAGTATATTATATCAGAATACTTCGTCAGATGCAAATGCTTCTGCAACTTTTGCTTCTGCAGAATCAGTTGGCATTTGAAAATCTGCATCTACTTTGTCATAGAGTTCAAGAAAAGCCTGCTTGGTTTCATCGTCAAATCGATTCACACACACTTGAATTGCCTTTGCCTTATCTTGGAAGATACTGTAAGCACGGATGATGTGAACCAGACGACGGGTACTGATGATTTCCTCAATACCACCATCGTAGAAGGTCTTGCGGATAATATCTGCCCAGTCAACCAAACGCTTGCAGAAATCACGGTCTTCCACATCAAGATCCAAGGCGACACCCTCAAGGATCTTCTGTTCAGTCGCAGGAGCAGGATAGGATTGTTCAAAGGTTACAGGAAACCTTTCAAGGAATGCTTCGTTGAGCACATTGGTGCCGATAAATCGACCGTCGTCCGAACCCTTACCTTTGGTGTTTGCAGTGGCAACCACGTTGAATCCAGCGGCAGGTTTCACGAAACGACCAATCTTTTTCAGGAAGACACCTTTACCTTCAAGGACAGACTGAAGACACAAGATTTTATTAGAAGCAAGGTCAATCTCATCCAAAAGGAGAATTGCACCACGTTCCAGTGCTTCAATCACTGGACCATTATGCCAGGCAGTTTCACCATTTACCAGACGAAAACCGCCAATCAGGTCATCCTCATCAGTCTCAATCGTAATGTTAACACGAATCAGTTCACGACCAAGTTGAGCGCACGCTTGCTCAACACTGAACGTTTTACCATTACCCGAAAGACCCGTAATAAACGTTGGATAAAAAAGACGGGACTGAATAATTTTTTTAATATCATTAAAGTTACCAAACTTGACAAAGGTATCATCTTTTTCAGGAATGAGTGTTTGTTCTACAGGAGGAATCACAGCAGGAGCTTGAAAAGTACGTTCGATTTCTTCAACTTTTTGTTGAGTAACTTCAAGATTCCACTTTCCACGACCAACTTTAAATGGTTCAAGACGCTTCGTTACAGTTTGATACGAAACATTTTTAGAAGCACAATACCCACGAACATCGGCAGCAATGAACTCAGTGCCAAAGGTGTTTTTAAGATCGTTAAGGATTTGATCGTCGGTCATTTGAGTGCGAGGCATAATCAGGTTGTTTGTTTCAACTGAAGTCATTATAAAACAAAAAAGGGGTCACCAAGACCCCCCGTGGTCAGTTTGCCAATTGGTTCCTGAGTTTCTCAAGATACTCAGTGCTGCCAATATGTCCTTTATATCCAGGATAATATTTTTCTACCATAGCAGAAATACCCATTGCAGTAATAACACTATCACATTTTACCCAAACTTCTTTGGTATCACACTTAACTACGTGTTCAAGTGGGAATTTGGATTTCATTTTAATCCTCAACTGTAAATGTTTTGTTCTTAACTTTGGTATCAAACTCACCAGTTCTACCTGGTTTCATACTACCTATTTTAACATTCTTTCCTTTACCTGGCCAAGATGTCTTTGAAGTTCCTTTGAGAGTAGAACTTCCACCTGCTTTACGTTGAAGTAATACCGAGTCTTGATCATACTTTTTACCAAGTTTTTCAATTGCCTTTTTAAACTTTCTTTTACCTTTTTTGCCAGGAGTGATAATGTGAGATTTCTCTCCTACTTTTTTCTCCTGAGGAGTTCCTGGATTTTCAGTATATCTGCCAGCAACTTTAGTTGGTCCAGGAAGACCAGCACCTCTTACATCCTTTTCAAGTTGTTTTGAACGTGCTTTATTTTCTGCTTTTGATTTATCTCCTCTTTGAGCAGACATAATTGCCATTCCACCTTTCTTAGACTTACTCATTACACGAGTAAGAGAAGTTTCATCAATATATTCTTCATTTGCGTTTATCTTTTTACGTCTAGCTGGAGCATCCGAAAGTGGATCTTTTGCAGCTTTCATTAAACGAATAAGTTCTGCAACTTTTTTCTTTTTTTGATCTTCTGAAGACTTTTTTGTTACAAATAATTCATCAACATACTCAACAGATTCACCTCTAGTTTTGCGTTTCGCAAACTGCATATATGTTTCACCTGGTTTTAGTTTATTACTATAATCTGGTTTTGGTTCACGATCTTGACGAGCGCGAAGTTTAGGTCCTCTACCGGGCATAAGTTTATCTTTTACTGGATCGGGATGCCACCAGTCACCAGATTCAGCAATAAACTCTCTGTAGGTTTTCATATAAGCAGATACTTTTTAGGTATTTAGACAACAAGAGAAATAAACTCCCCAAGAACTTTTTTATTCAATTTTTTAGTTTTTAGAGATTTAACAAAAGCAGATTTGATTTG